CGTGTTGTGTGGTGTGGTATTATGTGGGTATTAACTTAGATGAAAGGAAAAATAAAATGATTAATTTTAATGCTTATATTGTACGGGATACGGTTTGGAAGTATTAAATGATGAATATGTTTAGTTTTATGAATATTAAGGCCGTTAGGTATCAAATTGAGTATGAAAGGATGCTTTTAAGTGATTATTATGTGTATTTCTATGATAAAGATGTTGATTGTGTTGCGCGGTGTGAAGCGGATAATGTCGATTTGACTGTTCATATGCTTATGCGGGGTTATATTATGTTGGGTTATACTCGTAAGTTTATGCGTAATCGATGAAAGGAAAAATAAAATGAGTTTTATGAATCTTAAAGTATTGTCTAATTCGATTGATTTTAACGTGAATAGTATTTATGATGTGTTTGTGTATTTTGTTGATATTGCGTCCGATTGTTTAATCGAAACTCGGTTTGTTGATTGCATTGATGCATACGGGCTTAGGGATGTACTCGACGATGGCGTGTTTTACGTTCCGGGTGCGGTGTGTTTGGGCTACCGTATTAATCGATGATTACGAAAGGGTTTTTGTAATGATTAAGAACGATGAGAGAATCGCCACGTTGCACTCTTCGTTTAAAGATGGCGATATTGAACTGTGGTATTGTTCATGCTCATTTCGTAACGTGTATGAACTGCGGTATAATGTTAGTTTTTATACGCCGACCGGATTAAAGGACGCAGTATCTTTGCGTACATATAATACGAATGATTATGCGCAGATGTTAAGTGATGCTATTGCATTAGCTAATACACCTTTGCTAGAGAGGGATTGACCATGTTTTGCAAACGTAATACTTGCGATTTCATTAAAGGGTACAGGTGCCGTGGTGCGCGTCGTATTAAGACGGTTGTTATGAGTACGAAGTGGTTTAAATGTGATTCGTATGTGTCTGATTATGTGTTTGCGTATTGTCGTGATATGGTTGATTTGATGCGGCGGGGATTGTGGGAGGGGTGAAGTGATGGCCTATTAGCTCAGTGGTTAGAGCGGCATTCTTATAAAATGTGCGTGCCGGGTTCAATTCCCGGATAGGCTACGCGATTGTGATATATTGGGTCATGATATGTCGTTTGATGTGTCATGACCTTTTTTTATTTGTGAGGTGTTTGATGGATATTAGTTCGATTGTAACCGTTGTCGGGAGCGTGGGTTTTCCGATTGTTGCGTGTTGTGGTATGGCGTGGTTTATCGCTACTACGTTTAGTGATTTTAATGATTTGATGACTAAGAATAATGTGCTGACTGAGGAGCTTATTGCATTGCTTAAGGATAATAAGGGGGGTAATGATGCGTCGAATATGGCGTAGCGTGTTAGCTTGTGTTTGTGCGTTGTTGCTGACTGTGGTACCGTCTGCTAACGCGGATATGCGTGGTATTGACGTGAGCAATTGGCAGTGTGACATTGACACAGCGGCGGTGGATGCTGATTTCGTTGTGGCGGGTGCCACATGGGGGGTCGGTGGTTTCAACAACATATGTTTGACCGATGGCGTGAATCAGGCGGCGAACTATCAGCTCGGGCGCGCAACGAATAGCGGTAAAAGTATCGGCGTATATCATTACGCGATGGGGCGTGACGCGAATGCGGAAGCTGACTTTTTCATAGACAACGTGCGCGGGTACGTCGGGAATGCCGTGCTTGTTTTGGACTGGGAATCTCAGGATAACCCGAGTTTTGGTAATGGTGTGTGGATTGAAACGTGGGTTCGTCGCGTGCATGACCGTACACAGGTGTGGCCGATTGTCTATGTTCAGGCGTCAGCACTGGGGCAGCTTACCTCATATGTGCGTGAGCATTGCGGTGTATGGGTCGCACAGTATGCGTCTATGAACGTAACTGGGTATCAGGATACGCCGTGGCTGTACGGTGCGTATGGTGAAGCCATGCGGCAGTACACGTCGAACGGTTATGTGTCGGGCTACGCGGGACGTTTGGACTTGAATTATTTTAGGGGCGAACGATGGCAGTGGGATGCATACGCGCATGGTGATGGCGCGAATGTGTCCGCACCGGAAACGAATTCCGGTGTGAATGTGTCGCAGTCTGCTTGCGTGGTGGTTGCATCGGGTGACACGTTGTCCGGTATCGCTGAACGCACTGGGCTGTTGCCGTGGCAGTCGTGGCGTGGTTATGGGTCGGGCAATCCGGCTGTGATTTATCCGGGCGAAACCGTGTGCTATGGCGGTGGCGTGGCTGTGCAGCCGGACGTGACGCGTACGTATACGGTTGTGTCCGGGAATAGTCTGTGGTCGGTGTTCGGCGGTGATTGGGCGCGTGTCGCGTCGCTTAACGGTTTGTCGAATCCGAGTTTGATTTATCCGGGACAGATTTTGCGTTATTGAGAATCATTATCAATAATCGGCGTGTTGCTTTTTGCGCACGCCGATTTTTGTGCTATAAATATTTATGTCGCCAAAATGGTTGACATAAAACAGATACAAAGGATAACAAACATGCGAAAGATTCGTAAGGTAATCGCTGACAGCACCATAAGCTATTATGACCGGGACGGCGTGGTACAGACGTTCCACACCACCGGAAACGTTCGCACCGTTGAAATGGCCGTCAAGGTGCTTATGGACGCGGGTATTGTCAATGTATTGGTTGACGATATCACAGTCGATAAGACTGTGTACGTCATGGACGTTGAAACGTTCATCGAGCATGCCGAGCGCGTTGCGGATGCCGTCACCGGACCTGACGTTGATAACGACAATGATAACGACAACAAAGAAATTGAATTCTGAAAGGAATTGAAATGAATGAGGAAAACGAACAGATGAACAACAACACCGCAAACGAGACCGCACAGAACACCGCTGACAACTATCGTTACATTTGCACGATGGATAACAGCACGTTTGAGGGAAAACGCGCCATCGTCAACGCACGTAACAGCGCGTTGTCGCTGAACGGGCGCGGCGCGGAACCGTTGACGGTTATCGGCGCTTATATCGCGCCGGGCATCCGTTCTCAGACCGGTCAGAAATGCGCAAACGTCTATCTTTTCGGAAAGGACGGTAAGACGTATTTCAGCCAGTCACAGGGCATCTACCGAAGCGTGCTGGACATCTACGACATGTTCCCCGATTTCAACGCGCCGGACGGCATCACCGTTGCAGTCAAGCAGACGCCGTTGGGCGGCGGGCGTTTCACGAAATCGCTTGAAATCAAGTAGTTCGGAATGAAACAAAAGTGCCATAAATTGTTATGGCACTTTTTTTTATAAGGTGGTGAACATGCCTAGAGCGCATAAACAAGCGGACGTTTTGACCGCGAAACGCAAGCGCGTACGGCGTACGATAAACAGTCTGAAAAAAAGCATTACCGACACCATGCCCGAAAGTGAAGCACGCGCACGACGTGTTTACATTCAACGGCTTGAAACGCAGCTGAAAAACACATATGTAGGCCGCACCCGCAACGCTGCCATGCGTGACGAATTGTATCAGCGCGCCAATGAAAAAGCCGACGCGCTGGTTCGACAAGCCGAAAGTGTGCGCGGCGGCAAAGGGCGCGCGAAAGAACGCGCACGCTCGTTCAATATCTTTCGCAATGAAATGCGATTGGCATCCAAGGGGTTACCGAGCGCGTTGGGCGATGATCTAAGTCGTGAAAAAGTCAAAATATTTTGGCGATACACACAAAACGTATGGCAACGTCCCGACGTTGCCCCGAATAAACGGCTGGAAGTCATCATGAAAGCATATGATACCGATTCGCTGAGTGAATTATTTGACACTATCATGTCACGAAACGAAAAGGCGTTGCAATACGCTAAACGTATGAAAATGCACGCGGGCGAATTGGAAGACGATACGGACGTTGACGGCGGTAGCCCGATATGGCTCATGTTGGTCACACCTGACGTAATACGATAATGATGATGAAAGAACGCAAGGATTTTCGGGTAGCGGCAATATTCGACACCGAAACAACGAACATCGGCACGGGTGCCGAAACGCGTGCATATCCGATATTGTACATTTTCAATGATTTGCGTGATACGCCGTTGGAATCGTACACCCCCGATACGGACGATGTACGGTTTTACCGGCGTACGTCCGAAGCGCTATCGTATGTTGATAATCTCATTGAACATGGGCGTACGCACGGTTATGTTCCGATAATCGCGGCATATAATCTTATGTTCGACATGCAAACTCTTATGTTGGAATTGGCGCAATCGTATACGATTACCGCTAATGCGCAGACGGCAACTAGCGTGTATACGCTTGACTTGTATATAGGCAATGATGTGGTGTGCCGTTTTTGGGATACGTTTTACCTTGAAATGGGCGGACTTCGTGCAATGGGCGAAACATGCGGATTGCCGAAAGCGGTAGGCGACTGGGATTACACGCTTCTGCGCACGCCCGAAACGCCACTGACCGAAGAAGAACTGTTCTACGCACGACGCGATGTGCAAGTGATACCCCAATATCTGCAATGGCTGCTACGCGCGAACCATTGGCTTACGCCGGACATGCTGGGTTGCCGTGTGCTCACCAAGACATCACTTGTGCGGCAGATGGCACGTCGTGAGATTGGCGGCCGACGCATTACGTTGCAGAGCGGTAAGCAGATGACGCTTCAACGAGCTTTCGAGCTGACTTGCAATCAGGAATTTCCGAAAAACTATGAGTCCTATGCTTTACGCAAGGCGTGTTTCCGTGGCGGATTGACGTTTACGAGCGCGAAAACCGCTAGCGTTGTTGTGGATAATGTTGCGTCCTTGGATGTAACGTCAATGCATCATGCTTTCATTAATGGGCGTCGATTGCCGGTTAAGTTTGCGCCTATACCGTCTGATATTTTGCAAGTGGCGTGTGAACGTATCGTTAACACGCAACTTGAAGACGTATTGGCGAATTATAGTGACCCGTTCCGTACGGGTGTACATGCGGCAGTAAGATTTACGAACCTCAGATTACGTAAAAACACATGTTTCGATGTATGGGGTATTGCAATCTGCCCGCGTTCAAAATTCGTAAAGACATTGCAAGCGGATACGGATTATGCCAATAACGAGAGGGCGAAAACACAGGAAAACAGCATTAGGGCGCATGGTTACGTTGATACCGCCGTTAATGCGACATACGCTTTCGGAAAACTGTATTCTGCGGATGAATGCATATTACACGTTAACGAGATTGAATTATGGAACGTGGCGCAAGTATATGAGTACGATGAAATGCACGTCTTATACGGGGAGGGTACCACTAAAACAATCATTCCGCCCGATTACGTGACATTGCAATCCAATATGCTTTTCGCTCGAAAAACCGATGTGAAAAATCTGATTAAACATTATCATGAGGGCACGGCGTATGCGGGTGAAATACCCGATTCGATACCCGATGGAATTGCGCGCGACGCTAAGACGGGCACGTTAAGCATGAAATTTTTGCAATCATACTACGGTAGCACCGTGAAAGGCCAATTCAACGGGATTTACGGCACCCAGGCACAAGATGTCATGAAAGCCGATTATCGCGTGACGGAAACCGGCGAACTTGAAGTTGATAAAACCACGGTTTGCACTCCCGAGAATTTTGCGAAAAAACGTCCGAAAACACCACGCGTGCTCTACACTTACGGTATGCGAATCGTTGCGGGCAGCAGAATGCACTTGCTGATAGCCATGATGCTGCTACATCGGCATTTCGGTAATCGCATCACGGTTACGGGCGGCGATACCGATAGTCTGAAAATCAGCTGCGCCAATGACGTGTCTGACATGGAACTTTTGAACGCGCTCGAACCATTGCACACCGCGATAGAAAACGCTATCAACATTACCATGCGACGGGTCAGAGACACCGCGCCCGACATGGCGTCTACGCTGGAACATATCGGAAAATTTGAAGTGGAGGATTGCGGCGGTACAACTCGGTATGCTGAGCATATGGAATTGTGGAATAAAGCACGTGTCAGTTTGGACAAGAACGGGCGCGTACATGTCACTTGTGCCGGACTCCCGCGACCGGACGGCATGTACACCATAGAAGATTTTATTGCCGATGTTATGCGCGCGGGGCACGGTTTCGCGGAAACCGTACAAATGTCGCTCGGTTATGATGTGTTGGTCGATTATGACATATGCCATACGTTGCAACGCAACCGGCCGCATGTATGGGATACATACGTCGGCACCGTCACCGACTATCAGGGCGCGACATATCATGTTGATGCGCCCGAAGCTATCGCGTTGTATCCGTCCGGTAGATGGCTGGGTGAATCGGACAAACAGGCAAACGGCGAGAATCTGACATACATACGAAACACGTATAATCGAAATGTGGAAACAATGCCCCGTGAACTTATTATGCGGGACGGCAAACCTATGATTGTGAGTATTGATGGCGAAATATTATTATGACCGGCTTAGAACACAGATATTGCCGCGCGACGCTGACGTGAATCTTATAATAGGTGCACGCGGACTCGGTAAAACGTACGGTGTACGTCGGTATATGCTGGAGGATTATATTAAAAACAATATCTGTTTTGTTGAGGTCACACGGTATCGAGAAGAAAATAACGACGTGGCGGCAAAATATTTTGACAGAATAATAGAAGATAATATTTTCCCCGACTACGATTTTAGAGTGCATAACAAGATAGCTGAAATACGTCGTAACGGTGATAAAAAATGGCGGACATGTGGCTATTTCATCCCATTATCACTACAGCAGCAGAAGAAAAAAAGCACATATGTTAATGTACGTAATATTTGCATGGATGAAATTATCATAGACCCTGACGATGTGTATCATCATTATTTGCGTAACGAATATGAACAATTGGCTAACCTTGTAGACACCGTCACGCGTGAACGCGCCGACGATAACAAGCTGCGCAAACCGCGAATCTTTTTATTAGGTAATGCGTGCGACGCATACAATCCGTATTTCAAACATTATGACGTGCCCTTGGAGCCTGAGTTTGGTTTGCAATGGCTTGACGGTAAGACGTGTATTTTCGATTATGTTGAAGATGATAAATATGCTGAACAGAAAACGAAAAACACCGTTGCGGGGCGCATGATGAAAAATAATGATGATGTCACCGCTAAAAACAAATTCAAACATCATGACACTGATTTTATTGAAAAACCACACAACCACGCCAAACTTACTTATGTTTTCCGTTGGTTGCGACGGGAATACGGTGTTTATGTTGATTTACGTTGTGGCTACGTTTTCACATCATCAAAATATGACGCGGGCGCGCATGTACCATATTTCGCAATTACGACGGATGATAACAAGCTTAATTATCTTACGGCAAATGTTGCAAAAGACTTGATTAGGAATCTTACGTCATATTATGCGTTAGGCTATTTACGCTACGATACGGTGGAAACGCAACACGCCGTAATTGCAATGCTTAGAAATTTCGGCGTAAAATAAACACGGCATACACGAGGTGTTACAGTGAGAATGTTAAAACATTATCGTTGATAACCACGGTTGACTCCGCCAATGATATGGCCGTGAGGGAAAAGCGCGCCGTTCGTCGCTGTGAATCATGTCGCAAGTGTGCTATTCTTAAGTCGTGCCGGCTCGGTATTCGTTCGCCGGCACGACTTTTTCATATATGAAAGGAAAAAATAATGGATGACGAAACCACCGAGGAAAGGGACACCGCCGAACGCGATGACCTCACCTCCGACGAAGCGCACCGCGTAGGCGAGTTCGATGATTTGCGCGACATGCTGCGCGATGTGCTGGACAAAGTGAGCGCAATAGACGATCGTACGGACGCAATCAGTGAACGAATCGACGGCATCTATGACAATTTCGCCGATTCCGTCGCGCAAATGGTTGAAAACGGTGCGACTGTCAAGGAAAACGACGATGACGTGGCGGAAGCAATCGCGCAAGCGGCGGCAGAGGACTTGGAAAATCTCGATTACACGCTTTAATTGATAGGAGAAAATATTATGGCTGTAGACAATGCGACAATTTTGGACAAGGTGCGCACCAAGGGTACCGACGATTATCAGCAGCGTATTCCGAGCGCAACGCAGACCGGCGTGGCGAACACCATGCGGTATCTGTTCGACCCGATGAACAGACAGTACCTCAACGATTGCGTGTGGAGCATGGTCAATCGTATCGGACTCACCGTGATGGCACAGAACGCGCCGTTCGAGAATCCGTTGTCGGTTTTCAAAAAGGAAAATCTGTATTGGGGCAGCACCGTGCAAGAAATCGCAGTCAAATGGATTAAGGCGCATGGCTACAAGGACGATGCGGAAGAGCTTTTGAAGATGCATCGTCCGGAAGCGGCGGTGTGGTTCTACGAAATGAACCGTCGCGACCAATATCCGATTTCGTGGACTGACGATGAATTGCGTCAGGCGTTCGTGGATGATTTCGGCTTGAACCGTTTCGTCGCGCAGATTATGGAAACGCCGCGTAACAGCGATAATTATGATGAAATGAACATCATGCTTGCGCTGATTCGCCATTACGAGCAGAATCTTGGTTTCTACAAGGTGCATCTTGACGCGGTACCGAGCGACGAAACCACCGCTAAGACGCTGCTCAAGGCGTTGCGTGCGACCGCTGGCCGCATGCAGTTCCCATCCACGCAGTACAATGCGTTGAACGTGCCCGACATTCCGGCGTACGCCAGCCCTCAGCAAATGGTGTTGTTGGTTGAACCGGAATATCTCGCGTCACTTGATGTTGACGCGTTGTCGGCTGTGTTCCAGTTGGATAAGGCCGACGTGCCGTATCGTATCATTCAGGTGCCGAGCCTTGGTATTTCGGGCGCGGTGGCGTTGCTTGTTTCAACCGATTGGTATCAGGTTCGCGATACGCTGTACGGCACTACTCAGTTCTATAATCCGCAGACACTTTCCAACACGCTGTATCTCAACCACTGGGGCATTTATGGCGTGTCGCCGTTCACTCCGTGCGCGTTGTTCACCACCGACGCGGGTACGTCAATCAATGTTGTGACTCAGACCGTGACCGGTTTCACGCTGACCCCGACCACGGGAAACGTCAAGGCGGGCGACCTTATGCAGCTCACGCCGAAGCTCACCGCCACCGTCGCGCCGACTGGCACCGCCGTTCAGGTGGCACCGAACGCGGCGACGTATGAGGTTTCGGCGAATCATGCCGCAAGCGACGATGAGTCGCACGGTGCGGCGTTCGACCTCAACGTCAATACGTTCGTAGATGATCAGGCACGCTTGCATGTCCAACGTGACGGCCTTGTGGCCGGTGACGTCATTACCGTGACAGGTACCGCCACGTATGTCAATCCGAACGGCGAGACCACGGAACATTCCGCAACATGCACGTTCACCGTCGAATAGTCTGAATCGACTATGGTATAAAATGAGTGATGTTTCATGTGAAGCACCACTCATTTTTGTATATAGGAAAGGACGCGATATGGATTTCCCGCATCTGCAAAACGCAACGGCGTTCCCCGATACGGACACGCACGTATACGGGCAGTACCGCAACGTTTTCGATTACAATGTTTGGACACCAAACACTGTAATTAAACTTTGTCATGTTAATTGGTTCGATGATTACCACGACGTCGTGAAATTCCCCGATGACACTGCACGAGACACATGGTTTGACAAACTGGACGGCGAAACCGTCAAGCTGACAACTAACATGTATATCGCACGCGCCGACGCGGACGGCATAAAATTGCCAATTCCATACATGACGGCGCAACAGTATAATTACATTGTCGTTGACTTTTCGCATGACATTATCAATACGCCGTATCAGAAAACCGACGTGCAGACACGCTATCATTTTTTCATCACTTCCGTGCGCGCGGAAGCGCCGAACACGACAACATGCACGCTTGCGCGCGACGTATGGACGGACTATATCAACAGCACCACAATCAACGGACTGCTGTTGTCACGCGGACACGCGCCGTTGACGGAAACGACACCGGCACAACTCTTGAAAAACCCGCGCGCGAATTGCCGTGACTTCACATTGCCTGACGTCGATTTCGGCAACGCAGCGTCGAATGTCAGAAAAAGCACGCCGGTTAATCTGCAAAACGGCACAAGATACATCTGTTTGGCCGCAACGTTTTCGTCCGAACAATTGCAAGCCATGAGTGGTATGCGCGGCACGAACATTACGGACAGCGTCCCGACATACAGCAATAATGACGACACGGTTAACGGTTTCTCGTGGGGTGCCGGAAACATTTCCACGGCAAACGTCACCGGCGTAGGCACGTCGTATAATTCCGTTGACAATCTCACTGCAAGCAACGTAACCATGTACGCGCTCGAATCGTCCAAAATATCAGGCGATTATTTCGATGCGCTTTTTGCGTATTATCCACATATCATGTCGCAGATTACAGCTGTTTTCGTCGCCACCGCAAACATGATGCGACTTGGTAACATTGTAACTGTGAATGGTGTCGAATGGCATACGGTCAGCGGCACTCGCGCGAAAATCTCCGATATTGATTTGACGATTAACGATTTTGGATACGAGGCTGAATACGCTGCAATAACACGACTGTATCTTGCACCATACGCACACTTGGAAATATCCGACAACATTGGCAATAAAACCCGTGTGGAAATAGCCGACTGCGGACACCTCTCGGTACAGACCATCACATCCCTCAGCTATCCGATATTGCGACAAATCGCATGGCTTGACGGCATCGGAAGCGACGGCAATACGGCAATCAGCATTAACGCCATTAACGGGGCTAGCATTACCGCCGACGTGCCGAACGCGGACGTACTCAAAACGCTCATATCGCACGACATACCTACCTACGCGCTGCAACGGCGCGCAATCGACGCGCACCGAGCCGACGCATACAATAGAGAAGTCGCGCAAGCCCGCGAAAACGCCGTTATATCGTACGAAAATGACGCACGCTCGGCAAATACGGCGCGGGATAACGTCACGCGCTCGGGACAGGCCAGCGTTACGAACACCGCTACCGCCAATGGTTTGCGAAACACTACCACGGCCAACTCGAATGCCGCCGCAACGGACATGACCAATCGCGGCAACGCCAAACTTGATACCGAACGTACGTATCAGAACGCGAAAATCAACGCCGATTTGTCGGAAGACTTAGCAGTGGCGACCGCATCATACGTTACAGGTCAGGAACAGGCCGCAATGACCAACGTTACCTCAAACATCGGCAGTCTCGCCACAAGCGCGATAACGATAGGCGCGGGTCTCGCCGTAAGCGCGGCGACCGGTGGCGCGGCGATACCGGCGATGGTTGGTGCCGCGGCGGGTTTGAGTTCCGGCGTGATAGGCGTTGGAACGTCAAGCTACAACACCGCTCTTGCGTTGACGAACAACGAACTTGTCTATACCGCGTCGAGCAGTGCCGCAAGCAACAAGGCGGCCAACGCGTTGGAATACAACGGTGGTATAATCGGACAGGCCAAAAGCTACGCAACGGATACCACGAATCGTTCCAATAAGCTCAACAACGACAACACGAACGCGTCGAACGCGGCCAACACGACAATGACGGCGACTAGTGTCAACGCGGCGAACACGAACGCGTCGGCGTCACGCAATCAGAGCGTGGACAATGCCAAACGCGTCATGGTAAACACGCGCTCAAACACGAATGCCGCATGGCGCGACTTACTCAACCATGCCGCGCAGCCAATTGGCGTATACAGCGGCGACAACTTCAGACAGGCCACGGGGCTTGACACCATGACAGTCAAAATCGTTACCGAAGACAATGGCGCGATAGCGGCGGCGGGCGATTACATGCTGCGTTATGGCATTGCAAGCAACAAACTTTATAATCAGCCGATTCTAACGCCTTGCAAGCATTTCACGTATTGGCAATCCGCCGATGTATGGACGATATGCCCGCTTGCGCAGAATGAACAATTGCAGACAATCAAGGATATTTTCAATTCCGGTGTTACAATATGGAGCAGACCCGAGGAAGTCGGCGGCGACTTCGTACACGACAATCTATAAGGTGGGAAAACATGGGACGTAAACGCACACACAAAAGGTCATTGACCCGTGCGGAAATGGGTGAACGCGGCGCACCGATGTGGCAACAGTCCGAAGCGCTCAATTCGCAAGCATATTCGATGGCGTATTCTCAAATGCTCAATATCGCGTTATCACGTTTCAAGTGGCTGAATCTGCCGAAAACATGTGACGCGTGGTTTCTCGAATACAATCTACTGTATTTCGGTTACGCCACAATCGCGTTTCCGCATAGCAAGCCGGGCGTGTTTTTCAGCACGCAAGCGGTTACTACCTCAAATTTCAACGTGTACTACAAACCGAAGAAATGGGATAGTTACGGTATCAACGGTTGGCGTTTCCCGGTGAACAATTCCAATGGTGTTTTCATCTACGCTAACCGCGCACGTACGCCACTCATTCCGACAATTGAATTTTTCGCGCATGAAATAGAAGATTTGTACATGACACGGCGGCAGAATCGTTTCAATCAGAAAACACCGTTCATATTGGAGGTTCCAGCCGGACAGCAAACTGCGGGCATCAACGTTATCAAGCAAATCTCAGGCGGTGAAATGGCAATCATGGCAACACCGGGCTTCACCGATTCCATGAAAGCCAACGTACTGAAAACCAACGTCGAATATATCGGCATGGAATTGCAGAACGATATTCAAAACACTTGGAACGCGTTCTATCAGGCGTTAGGCATTAAAAATCTGCCGTTGAAAATGGAACGGCAAACCGCCGACGAAATTAACGACTACGGGGAACCGACTGACCTACGCGCACTCAGCGAGCTTGAGGAACGCCGCGCCGCGTGCGATATTCTCAACACACGGTTTAAAAAATATCTCAAAGAACCGATACAGGTTGTATGGAACGAAGACAACGTTTCCCGCAACTACGCTTACTTGACGGATGTTGAAAGAATGAACGACGATGACAACGCAGAATGACATAAATTATTATCAGCCATGTGAATCGCGCGACGATTTTCATGGGGTAATGACGTACACTTTCGGTGAGCTGCTTGATGTGCCCGGCGGTGTTAACTGGAACAGTGCCGCGTGGTCATGGCGGGACGTTGCCTATGATGACATGCAATACACGCGCTGTTGCAAGAAAATCGAAAACCGCTTCTATGACCGCGAATTAGGCGTAATGCCCGTAAGCCGATGGAAACGGCATTTCCTACGATTGATAAACGAAATAATGCCCACCCTGAAACCATTGTACGCGGCGGTTAACGGCAATTCCGGCGTCATGCTATCCGATATGGACACATGGCATAAAATGCGCACCGTGTTTTCCGATTTCCCCGCAACGCAGCTAGCCGAAAACCAAGACTACGCAAGCAACGCGACGGACAATCAATATGAAACAATCACCAACGGTGATTTCATGGACAAGGTCAGCCGCGTACGAAATGGCGATTACGTCGATATAGATGTAATATTGCTTGAGCACCTTGAAACATGTTTTAGCCCATTATGGACGATAAACATAAACAACTATTGAAAGGGATACGTATGTTTCCACTGCTACCGTTTTTCTCGGTATGGCCGTACACGCCCGCCATACCCGCATTCTATTGGAATGCTAAAAGTCAAGAGGAAATCATAAAACACATTGCATGTGAAATCGACCACATAACGGCATATCTCGATGAAATCGTAACCGACATAAACAAAACATTAAACGACTATGATACAAGAATAAAGAACATTGAAGCGCACATAAACGATTACGCGCTAGCCATAGCGCAAATACAAGAACAAATCGAACACATAGGAGACACACAGCTGATATGGAACGTCACAAAAGGCGAATATACTGATAGTAAAACCGCAATGCGCGACCTATATCGCGAACTCGCAGTTTACGGCGCGCGAATCAGTCAAATTGCTGACATTAACATTGGCAAATTGGCCGAACACCGCACCGACGAAACGCCCGCAGTCGGCAACCTCACCATATTCAACGACAACACGCCCCGTGTCACCGATACGAAAACCGGCAAACCTTACCCGTCGTTATAAGCACGAAAGGATAAATTATGGCTACAGAAACACCGTTTTATCATCTGCCATTGTATGAAACAGGCGACCTAGCGGACTTGCGCGACGGGTACAACGCGGCAATGCGGATTATCGACCGTACCATACATCAAATGCAAGTGCAAGCGGAAATTAATCATCCTCAAACGATACGAAAGGAAACCACAAAATGACAGACTATACAACCAATTTCAATCTTGAAAAATATACAACCGGTGACGCGGCAAACCTCAACGACCAATATAACGCGTCAATGAATATTATCGACACCAATCTCTACAAAGTAAACACTAACGCTAGTAACGCGTTAAACACTGCAAATCAAGCCATAACGCAAATACAAACCACAAACGACAATCTAGCGGCATTAGGCGTAACCGACGAAACCACCGCCACCACGCTTAAAAACAAGATTGACAAAACAGCGTCGAATCTTGCTGCTACAACCGAAAAGGCAAACAACGCAGAAAGCAACTTAAACGCACTCGGCATAACCGACACTGCTACCGCTGAAACAACTAAAACACGTTGGGACACAGGAGCCGAGCAAGCCGAAATCAATAAAAACAGTATATCCGCGCTCAACCTTAAAACAAACCAAAACGCGCAAATCATTACGCAAGCAATCGGTTACAATGATAATATTGTCGTAATCGGGGACAGCTGGGTGGACGGATACTATAAGCGTGCAAAACACTTGAACGACTCACCAGCAAACGCCATTTATGACATACTAAAGCCAACCACAAAACAAACACTAGGAACAAGCGCGGGCGGTTTCTACGCAATCGGTGATGACGGTACTTTCCTTGACAGGTGGAACACAGTAACCGATAAGCAGCATGTCAATAGAGTTATCATCATTGGCGGTCAAAATGATGCTAATAAAATGCTAAACGACAACACGCCGATAGCATCAATAGATAACAGCATAAACACATTGCTTAACACAATCCGCACCGAAGCACCGAACGCAATAATCGACATATTCCCGATGTGTCTCGCAATGGGCGAATCAATGAACCGACAAAACACAAAGTGGGCTGTGGCACCGGATTACCGGCAACAGGTTTACAACCTTTTCGCAACAAAACGCGACATTCCAAACGTGATAATCCACGAGGGCGCATATCGCGCGGGTGTATGGGCGAGCCGCGCAGCCGATGGCGGTGACGACGGCGACGGCGCGCACCTATCAAAAGGCGGATACAGCGCAGTAGGCCACGCTATGGGTAGTTGTATACTGCACGGCACAACATTTTTCCCAACACAAAGCGGTTTCCCTAACGAATCACAAATTAACGGCACATGGAATAACGTGTCAATTTTCGAGACTAACGGCATACTATCAATACAATACAATGCTAAATGTAATGGTGCGCAAAAGAACGGTGACCGCATATTCAAAATCGCCAAACAGTTCAGCGTAGGCGCATCAGTATTCTACAAAGACTACAGCGATAAATATTTCGTCTCAATCGACAAAAACATATTAGCACTGCAAGGTGTAAACAACATAGTCGCCGGTGACATAATCGCCGGTGGCATACGACTACTAGCGGGCTTCTAACACAAAAAAACCGGTTGGCATTATCGCCAACCGGTTTTATATTTATATCAATCATCACCGTTATCAACCGAAATAACATATTTACGACAACGGCGACCTTTCTTACTTAAACACCGTTCGGTTTCGACGTAATCATAATCGTTACTCACTGAAAATTCGACAACCGTTGCAAGTGCGGACTCGAACGTAATAACAGTATCATCAAAATAACCATTATCACGAACGGTAGTCGTAAGCACGTCTTCAATGCAAACTTTGTACCAAGTGTCCTCTTCAAGTTCGATAACATAAGCATTAAAATTAATCATTTTATTTTTCCTTTCATCTAAGTTAATACCCACATAATACCACACCACACAACACG